GCAGAATTGATTGCCAAAAAAGAAGGGGCGGAGATTGAAGTAATCCCCTTCCCCAAACATCTAGAAGGTAAGTATCAAGAATATACATGTGCAGATACCTCATGGTATCCACATAATTATACCTCTGTATTAGAATACATTGGTATGTCGTAGTTATAATTTATAAAGGCTGTTAGTACATATTTGTCATGAGATATATTCTTATTAGATCCGTGTGGAAATATCCAGTTGCANGGGAATAATAATATCTTACCCATCTCACANTTACATCCAATATTCCAATCAGGAAAGAATGTCTCTCCACCTTCTTCTACATCATTGAGATAGATGATACAACCAAATAATCTTGATATAGTTCCGCCGTCACCTTGATCTACATGTGTTTTAAATATACCTTCACCTTTAGGATAACATCTGATAGTGTAATCTAATATTGCAAGTTCAGCTGCTGGTAATACTGATAATTGTTTTCTATAATTCATATATGCGTCTTGTATTACTTGAGTCATTAAGTTTGCATACTTATGACCAGGCTCAAACATGAATTGCATACAATTTTTATGATCCTTNTTTACTAACTTACCTTTATATTCTCCATTGACAAAGTGTTCTACTTTACCATCATCATGNTTATCTTCATTTTCCCAAAAATATTTTATCAACTCATCACACTGTTCTTGAGAAAGAACATTTCTCTCAACATATAACATGTCTGCTATTCTTTCTATCATAGCAAATCGCCAGGCATAATCCTATGTGAATCTGTATCCATATGTTCTGTACTAAACTCAAATAGTTCAGTATCTTCTAATGCAAACATACGATGCTTGAGACCAATAGGCACATGAAACTTATCTCCTCTTCTTAGTATTGTTATCTCAGCTTTTTCTATATCGTCATCCCAACCATGATATAATTTTATCTTACCACTTTGTACAAAAAATACTTCGTCTTTTAATTTATGATAGTGCCATGAACACTGTTTATCTTTTGCAATAAACAAAAGTTTACCACAATACTTTTCGCAGTTTGCAATCCATTTTTCAAATCCCCATCCCTTCGGCACATACTTTATAGGTTCTGCTGCACGGGCATTACGAGGTCTTCTACTTGGTCCTAAAGAACTCATCAGAATTCACTCCTTTGTCATCAATAAAGAAATCAGCGTGTGGTTTACCTAAGATCAGAGTATGATATTTACATCCCCAATCTTTAAGTTGTTGTTCTGTAAGATCAAATAATAGAGCNGATGCTTTTACGCTTGCATCTGGATCATCACCAAATCGACCCATACCTCTTGCGGTAAAGTAAGTGATATAATGACCTTCATCATACAACTTATTTATGACAGCAATCCGATCCCACCATGGCATTGCCTTGGAGTAATCTCTACCCACAGTAGGACTACAAATAGTTCCATCAATATCAACACAGTATCTCATTTTTGAACTTCCATATAATAAATGTCTTGGTATTGAATACTTTCTATTTTGGCAGTGATTCTAAGTCCAGCTTCTTCAACCATTGGTTTGAATGTATCTACGTTAGATCCACCTGAGTGGAGTTGTAAACATATTCTACCACCATCACTTAATCTTGTCGATAGTTGATTAAACATATCTCTATGAGCATCCCATTTTGGATCTAATAAAATTTCTGACAGGTGATCATTAAAAATAGGACTACCCATAGCACTTAGAGCTTTTATTGCATCTTCTTTATTTTCAAAATGAGGAGGATTACCTACAACTAAATCTATCTTTTCATCTTCTGGTAATACTGAACAATTATCTGAGTGGTATATTTCTGTACGAGGAAAGACTCTTCTATGATATACTTTTTCTGTGTCCGACATGTCTATGATTTTNATAAAAGAATTCTCAGCAGTTTTTTTTGCTACAGTTATTGCTGGTTCAAATTTATCTAATAGAGTAAGACGATCACATATATTACAAGCCATCATTCCGTAACCTATAAATCCAGGCCCACTACACCATTCCATAATATGATGAACTTTACCGTAATATTGATTGACTAAATCCAAATATTCTGAAAAGAAATGATCTCCGCCACCATTTGTTTCTGGTGTGTAGAAAATATCAGATCCATTTACTCTCCAAATATATTCAATATTCATCATCAGGAACTTCTTCCATCTCTAATTCATGAATCATATCATGAAATACTTCATGTTCCCCAATACGATATAGATGTTTCATCTCACCGTCTTTATCTTTTGACTCTCCCAAATATGCTATGTCTTCACATGTATGTTCTCTCAACCAAGCTTGTAATCTCAGGTGCATTAAGTCCGCTTTGCTTACCGCTATCTTGTCCATTTCTTGCTCCGTATAGTGATTCTATATCATCCTGACTCAAGTAATAAGCGCCAGGATGTGTTACTGAAATTGCAGCAGCTCTATTTGCTAAATCAATAGACTTCTGCATGTTTTGGGTTTTTAAAAATTCATAAACCAAAGCTGCCATAAAAGTGTCTCCAGCCCCACATACGTCAAAAACTTTGACTACTTGAGGAAGAAATTTGGTGCCAGCCCATGTTGCACCAGCTGACCCCAAAGTAACAATAAGATGAGTATCATTAGGTAGATGGTCTTTGTCAAGGTCATTGTATTCTTTCTTGTTTATTTTCCAGAATACATTATCTTTTTGAAAAAGTCTACGCTTCTTAGTGTCTACGAACACTGGTCTGTTAAAATTGTGACATAGATGCCATAGGTCATCATCACTGATGTATCCTTTGTCATAATCTGAAATAACAATCGCATCAGGATTCATGTGCATTANTGCCATCTTCAATTCGGCATTTGCAATTCTACCCACCTTTGGAGTTTCATCCAAACGCATTAACTGATATCCACTATTGGTATCTATGAATCTAGTTTTTGTTATTTGTTCTCTTTGAGAGAGTAGAAGAGTGTTAACACCAAATGCTTTGAGATTGACTTCAACATTAGCAGCCATACCAGGCCTTTCCTCTACTCTAGTTTGATCTAAAACAGGGACAGGTTGTTCTGGACTGAGCCTGGTGGTCTCACCGAAGATATACTTATCTGTACACTTATCTCCTATAACAATTACGTTAGCCACGGATCTTATCTATGATGTGAGTCGTTGAATAATTTAATCTTGGAAGAAATCTGACTTCTTTAGCATATTGTATGCCAACGATATCTCCTCCTTTCCAATCATCACCCAGTAATAGTATATCAGGTGAATACAATTCTATCAACCCCTCTAATTCTTTTCTGTCATTGAAGTAAAATACTTCGTCAATGTATTTTATCGCTTGTAACATCGAAATTCTGTCACAAAGATTGTTGATGGGCTTAGACGCACCTTTATCTTGACGTATCTTTTCATCTGTATCTGTTGCAACTATGAGTTTATCTCCCAAAGACTTCCCAACTTTGAATAATTCTATGTGGCCTGGGTGTAGGATATCAAATGTTCCGTTACACCATACGATTCTGTTCATTTGAGTGTGTATAAATGCGAAAGGTATTCACCATGAGAAACTGAGTTCTGTTTATTTGTTGGCAAAGTANTATTTACAAAATTTTTAAATCTAGGAATACAGCTCTCATCTTTTTTCCAGTATTCTTTTGAATTAATTTTACCAGTCATCAATTGCATTAACCAAACTTGCCAGTTACTACCATCAAAGAAAGATCCTGTCTTTCCAGTTTGAGGTGTCTGTGCTTCTGGNTCTTGAATCATCTCNTCATAGTAAAGTTGAGAGGGAGTTTTTTTATATTTAGATCTTACAAAATCCCAGAACTTACCTTTTCTTCTACAGTATGAATAGTGCATGTTTATGTAATCAACAGCTGTTTCATAACTTGATCTCATCTTTTCATTATAGAAAGAAGGATCTACTTTATAGTTCCAACTACCTCCATAAATTGATTCGTCAAGATACTCAACACCTCTAATCATAAGTGCTAAACCTGTACTTTCTAGTGGTTCAATGAATCCAGCACTTAATCCAATAGGAATTACATTACCATCCCAAAAACTCTTAACATATTGAGGTTTCCAATCTAATAATCTCATATCTTCTGGTTTTATTCTACCATCCCAATGATCAGAAAATGCCTGTGCAACTTCTTCTGGATCATTTATATCTTGATTGAAACAATATCCTGTACCGATTCTATACCTAGTAGGTATCTTCCATATCCACCCATGTTCTTGTGCTGGACAAGCAGTATATGGGTGCATTTCTTTTGGATCTTTGTAATCAACTCTAGCAGCGAGAGCTGCATTTATATACAATCTATCACTNCAATCAACATTTCTTTTTCCTATGAGCATCTGTTTCCAACCAGTACAATCTACGAATAGATCACCAGTAATTTTTGATCCATCATCTAATACTAGTTCTTTTATATTTGACCTTGTTATATCATCTGCTTGACCATCTCTAATAATATCTACTACATCAGATTGAATATATTCTTTCAAATATGGTATGGTATTTTTTTGTAAGAACTTGACCAATTTACCACAATCAATCTGAAAAGCATAAGAATCATGTGTGTATTCGGTTTCAATTCTATTANCCATAGAAGAAGCATACATTGGAGATATTNTTTTTATATCATACTCATCTTGGAATGATGACCACATATCATACAATGGTGTTTTAGAATCTCCTACACTTGTAAATGAAAATGGGTGCCATATTGTTTGATCTTCTATACCCCAGCCTGGAAACAATATACCAGATTTTAATGTTGCATCTATTTCTTTTATCCAATCTGTAGGTTTATATCCCATTTGTTTCATGACATTTGGGAAACTTAAAAGAGTTGCTTCACCTACACCCACTCTCTCAGGTTCTGACTTATCAATTACAACCACCTCAAATATCTTACCCCACCTACGAGCAAACCAAGACGCAGCAATCCATCCAGCAGTTCCGCCACCAACAACAACTAACCTTCTAATTCTTTTCATA